ATAGATTAAACTATCAACTCCACAACCTGGATTCGAACCAGGGACCAAATGATTAACAGTCATCTGCGCTACCGCTGCGCCATTGTGGAATAAGAACCCGAAGGTTCAGAGCGAGTGACGGGGATCGAACCCGTGACAAGAGCTTGGAAGGCTCGCATGTTACCGCTACACCACACTCGCATTTGATGGAGTAAGTGTGATATATCTCATAAGGATATAACAGAGACTTACCCTCTATCAATTTTATATATGGAGATTAACTCTCCAACAGGCTCACCTGGAATCGAACCAGGGACGACCGCTTAGAAGGCGGTAGTTATATCCGCTTAACTATGAGCCCAGAGACCTTCCTGTTTGTGCATCGTTGAGAGGCATGGAAGGGGTGAGATTTACATGAAGGTTGGAACTTCAAAACTCATGAGATAATAATACCAGATCTAGATCTCCTTGTCAAGCCTTTTTTGTATTTCCTTTGCTAATCTGGCGTACTTCCAACGAAAATATAAATTCGTTATTGGATTTCTTGGATGAAATCTAATCATCCAAAAAAATCTTATTATATTTACTCTACAAATTTGAAATAGTAAGTAAATAAACTTTGGCACATTTTGATCAACTATAATTAAATATGCAACGATTGCAAAAACAGTTAACCAAACTGTGTATGTAGTATATATCATTGTTATTATAGAAACATTTAGGAATCTTCTTCATTCCATGTATTTTTTTCTTTCTTACGAAGTTTCTTGAGTTCTTTCATCATATCTTTAATTTCTTGATATGCAGTTTCAGGACTCATCCTATTAGTAATTTCAAGTCCAACAACATATTGAACTTTATCACCAAACCTTGCAAGTGCCCTTTCAAATTCTGTTAGAGTTTCGTACATTATCAATCACCCAATTTAAACCTACTAAGATCATAAGGTTTTGGATCTATTTTGTCAAGTATCATATCTAATTTATTTTCAAGTTCGTATATAGTATTTGTAAGTTCTATGTTTTCAGTTTCTAAAGATGTTATCTTTTTATTGAGAAGTTCAATTTCCTCATAAACACTAATATCATCTTCAAAGAGATCATACTTTTTTAAAAAATTAAACATGATTTTTTTGTTTTATTTAGTGGATTACTTACAGTCTTCTACCCAAGGAGCACAGATTCTAATTTCTCCTCCAAGTGATTTACATTCATCAGTATAACAAACATTTTCATCAATAGGTTTTTCCAAGTACTTTTCTTTATACTTTTGATCTGCCTCTTGTATTATTCTGTCATATTCTGGAGTTGCTAATCTAATTGCTTTATCTACATCCCTTTCAACTCTACGGTTTAGTTTGTCTGGATCTTGTATAATTACCCTATTGATAGTTGTCTGTGGAAAATATTTTCTTTGAATCTCATCAAGTAAGTCCCAAAGATTGTTTTCATGGATTTTAGAGCATTGTGAAAGTACTGCGATAATAGTAGAAGTTACTACGCTGGTTATTATGATACTTTTTTTTGATGGTTTGCCAAAGTGAAAATTAAATTTCATCTTACAGTTTCTCTTGTACCAGCACCAACGTTTCTATATCTTCCTCTATTTTGAATTGGTCTTTGCTCTTTTTCTCTTTCCCTTCTCATACTATTAACTTCCCTTTCAGTCTGTCTTTGTTTTCTTTCCTTTTCTCTAGTTCTTCTTCTTCTCTCTTTATCAGATAAAGTCGCCATCCTAACTTTATCCAATGTGTCTGCAACTGCTCTTCTTTTTGATCCTTTTGGTTGTTTTTGACCATGATCTCTAACTGCTCTCAATGCAGTTTTAGTTGCTGCTTTTCCAACCTTCCAAGCAACCTTTGCTGTAGTTTTTAAAACTGCTTTTCCAAGTGGAGCAAGATTAATATGAGATCCTCTAGATCTTGCTTCAGTAATAAACTCAGTGTAAGTTTTCATTTACTTAAGTCTTTAAAAATATTTATAAAAAAAGAGGGTATCTCTACCCTCCCATTTTATTCAGTTTTTAGGTTTCATACACGCGAATAGCAAATTCTAGCAACACCTTGACTGGGTGAAGCGATAGTAGAGAATGCACCATAAGACAAGTCAAGGTCTCTACCCGCAATGTAAGGCCCACGATCATTAACTCTTACAATTACAGACTTACCATTAGATTGATTTGTTACTCTTAATCTAGTTCCAAATGGTAGAGTCTTGTGTGCTACGGAATTTCCGTAAGCATTGTATCTTTCCCCGTTGGCAGTTGTCTGCCCATGATATCCATCACCAACTCCATAATGTGATGCGAGTGAACATCCGCTCGCTGCCTTTGCTTCAAGGGGTGCTAGTCCTGCGGTAGCAATGGCAAAAATTGAAAGTGTTTTAAATAGCATTAAAATTAATTGAACTCTACATCCGTATAGGCAAAGGAGAAGTTCCTCTTTCTCAAGAGGCAGTGCCCACGGCTCTAATTGTCACGATCAAATTCTCATAATAAAAAACCCTACTCATAATAGGGAGTTTTTACATAATAAGTTAATATTTAGTATTTGTCAAATTTCTTTATCTATAGAAACGATCTCAAGTTCTTCCGTGTCAGGATCAATCCATTCTTCAAATTCGCAATAGATTGCTTTTGCATTAAGAGAATCTACATTAATTTTTTCAATCCTATCCAATGACCAATTACGAACGTGCATAACAATTTCTTCTGTTGAGGGTTCTTTAGATTTTCCAAAAAAATAATTAAAATTCATCAAAGTAAAATCAAAGTTTATCGTAGGAATACCTCAAGAGAATCCTTGGATTATCTCTGGTATAAAATTTATCTATAATAGGTTGATGATACCTATTAGACGGATAAATTATTCCTTCATTAAAAGCATACTCAATTTCCCCCTCTTTGTCAAGTATTCCGTTATTGGTTTTTTTCTTAAGATTTTCTTCAGTTATAGTAACAACATAGTCATCATATTCATCAGATTCTTCAAAATTTTTACATATACGATTTCCTTTAAATTTCCAAAATCCAGTTCTTACAGATTTTTTATTTAAATTTACTAAAAAGATAAAACTATTTTTACCTGGATCAGAGTCTGTATGAGGAATAAGGCAATTATTTGATAATAAATTATTTTCATCCGAATCCTGACATTCATTATTCCAATAAAAATAAATAAATTCCGTCTGACTACAATGCCAGTCACATTCATAGTCAAACAATTGTTTATGAACATAGTTAGCAGTCCAATAAGGTAACTGCAAACTCATCAATCCTGGTTTAGCACTATTGCAAGACTCCCATTTACTAAGAAGATTTTGAAATTTTAAAACTAACTGTGGATCTTGAAATACATTTTTAAGATAGAAAACATCTTTATATTCTTCAATTTCAACATCTTTACTTACAAGAAAACATTCTTTGTATAATTCATCAAGAGTATTCATAGTAATCTTTTCTAAAATATCTGTTTAATATATTTGAATTATAAAAAGCAGGTTCTCCAGTACTGAGGGATTCTGTAAGTACATTGTACTGAAAAAGCAGTCTTGTTTCTTCAAAGTTAGTTTTTCCTTTTGTTTTATGTAAGGAAAGAATAACTCTAACAAAATTTTCCTTACCATACTTTTCAATATCTTCTTTAAGTTCAGGACAAGATCCATAATAGTCTTTCCAATTAGATTCAGACTTTACTTTTCTTTTTTTACCTTTTGGAGTTCTAAACTGCCAAAAATATTTTCGTCCTATATACTGCCTTGAATTTATTTTATTAGTAATTAGATAAACAAATCCGAAATTATCTTCTATGTCTTCAGATTCAAAACATTTTCCTTCAGACTTGTTATATTTCCATCCATTACTATAACTGCAATTAATATCTGTACTCATCAATTATATCAAGAACTTCATTTAGATATTTATGAGCGAGTCCTTTCATATCCATATCATGCCTAACATGTTCCTTATAGAGTTTATTCTTTAATCCCAAAATACGAACTTTCAATTCATCCTTAACTAATTGATTTTTAGGCATAAAAAAAAGAGGAGTGTTACCTCCTCTATCTATGCATCTGAAGTAGTTATACCTACCCATTCTTTACAATAGTCATAATCTCCAAACAAATATTCATCACATTCTGCAGCATCTTTATATGCATTTAAGATTTCCTGCTCACACCATTCATCATAATTGGAATCCTGCGAAAGTATTTTTGGTAACATCTTGCTTGATTCCTCCCACAACATAAGATTCTACTTCAGTTTCCTGTGGAGCAACTTGAAGACCTTTAGAAGAAATCCAATGTTGAGTCCAAGGAAGTGGATTATTATTTGCTGAAATATCATATACTGGTTTAAGTCCGATTGCTTTCATACGACGATTAGCAATCCATTCAACATATTGCTGAAGTAGTTTATCATTAAGTCCAATCATG